GTCCTACGGTGAGGATTCGATCCGTTACGACGGTCATCGCACCTTCGGCAGCGACGATTTCGGCACACAACAAACTGATTACGACGAAGACAAGACTATTCGCACGGTACGCATCGTTGAGCGGCAGTTTCGACGCCTGGCTCCGGTGCGGTTCTTTGTTGATAACGTCATCGGTGACATGAAACGCATCCCTGACGAGCTTAACGACAAGCAGGCAATGAAAATTGCCAAAAAGATGGGCCTGTCGATAATCAAACGTGTCGGCAAACGTATCCGCTGGACGACAACCGTTGACCGGGTGGTGCTGCACGACAGCTGGAGTCCATATCGGTCGTTCACGGTGGTGCCGTACTTCCCGTTTTTCCGTAAAGGTAAGACTTCGGGCGTAGTACGGCAGCTATTGTCTCCGCAGGAGCAGTTCAACAAGATTGAAAGCCAGATGCTGCACATCGTCAACACCACGGCGAACTCTGGCTGGATCGCGGACGAGGGCTCGCTGCATAACATGACCACCGAAGAGCTTGAGGAACGCGGCGCTGAGACCGGTATTGTCATGGTCGTCAAACGTGGTTCTGAGCGCCCAGAGAAGATTGTTCCGAACCAGGTGCCTACCGGCCTGGATCGTTTGGCATCTCGTGCGCAGGGCAATATTCCTGGTATCGCAGGCGTCGAAGGATTGGTTGGCGCACCGTCGCGCGAGGTATCGGGTGTCGCGCTGGACAGTATCGAAGCGCGTGGTCTTATCCAGGTCGACGTGCCGTTTGATTCGTTGAAACGCACTCGTGGTCTGGTAGCGAAGAAAGTACTGGAGCTGATCCAGGACTTTTACACAGAAACGCGGGTGTTGCGCGTCACGCACGGCGATGGCTTCGAGCAACAAGAAGAAGAGATTGTCATCAACGGCATTAATGCTGCGGGCGAAGTCATCAACGATATTACTATCGGCGAGTACGACATTGTTGTTAGTACGCGCCCGGCGCGTGACAACTTCGAGGACTCACAGTTTGCGACGTCCTTACAGATGCGCGAGGCTGGTGTGATGATACCGGACGACGTTGTCATTCGGCACTCACCGCTGGAGAACAAGGACGAAATTGCGGCACGTGTAGCATCCTTACAGGGAGTTGCACCACCGAGCGAAGAAGAGCTGCAGCTACAAGCACAGCAGATGCAGCTTGAGATTAAGACCGCTGAGCTGGAGGCAGGTAAGCTGGAGGCTCAGATTGCTGAGCTGCAGGCGCGTGCAGCACAAGCGTTCGCCAAGGCACAGCAGCTTGGTGGCGAAGCACAGCAAACACAGATGCAGATTGGTATTGATGCTCGTGAGTTTATGCTCACCTTGCAGGGTCAGCTGCAGATGTTCTATGATAACCTGAACAACAAGCTGCAGTTGGCAGGTATTCATGCACGTAACAAGCGCGAGACAGTGGCTATATCCGAGAGCACCAAGCATTCAATTGCTGAGTTGAATCTCCTGGCTAAGCCAGTCCCCGCGCAAGGAAATAGTAATGGCTAAGAAAGACGACGACAAAGGCGAAGAACTAGACAATTTGTTCATAGGCGGAGAGGAAGACGATCTCTCTGGTATGGAGTATGTACAGGACGAGAACTCTACGATGAAGGTAGAGACACAACCGCCCGAGACCAAAGAAGAGGCGGAGATCCTGGCTGAGCAGGCAGCAGCTGAGGCCGAAGCCAAGGAAGATGACGCTGAAGAGGAAGAGCTTGTGGCAGAAGAAGAGCCAGCTGCAGAAGGAGAAGAGCCAGCTGCAGAAGGAGAAGAGCCAGCTGCAGAAGAAGAGCCTGCGGCAGAAGAAGAGCTTGAGCTGAAGGTTCCTAAAGATCGTTTCGATAAAGTCAACGACCGCATGAAAACTGCGGAAAAAGAGCGCGACGACCTTAAACAACAGCTTTCATCTGTAGCTGAGGAGAAAGATGAGCCGGAGCCGGAGCCGTTTGATTACAAGGCCAAAGAGAAAGAGGCCATGGATGCGTTGCTGGAAGGCGACTCAGATAAGTATTCTGCGATCAATGAAGACATTCGCCAGGCGGAGAAGGCAGAGTATGTACGCGAGGCCCAAAAAATTGCCAATCAAGGCGACCAGCACATGCAGGAGTCGATGACGTTCGACGAAGCAGGCGCTAAGATCGAAGCAGACTTCCCCCAGTTTGTCGAAGGCAACGAGGCTTATGATCATGATGCTCGCGAGGAACTCATGGATCTGTACGTCGGCTACTCGAAGTCGGGCTTGTACACACGTACGCAGGCATTACAGCGTGCTGCGGACAAAGCCGCGAAAATACATGGGTTGACGGCACCTGCTGAAGAAGTGCCAGAGAATGCTGACAATGTCGTCGCTATCAAGAAACCTGACGCTAAGAAGAAGGCAGCAGCCGCGAATGCGCAGCCGCCGACTATGGAAAGCCGGGCCGCAGGTGTTACTGATGAGCCTAGAGTCGACGTTAATTCGATGTCGGATGAGGAATTTGACGCGATGCCAGAGTCAACAAAACGGCGAATGCGCGGCGATGTTTTGTAGAACTTCGTTTGAGGCCCCAGCTTTTTTGCGTTTATAGTCCAAATTCGCGTCCAGGCCGTGTTAGAGCTTGGCCCACCAGTAGGGATACGCTGTCTCTCGGTTGAGTAGTCCGATAACTACAGGATTTTCCTTAAACCTTTACTGGAGCTAGCCAAATGGCAGTTACAAATTTTACAGCCCTAACTACAAACGAGAAGACTGTATGGTCTCGCGATTTAAGGTCCCAACAGTATGATTCAGAGGATTACCGAACTCACTAAGAGTGAGAAGGGTGATCGAGCTGTTATTACGCTGGTTGCGGATCTCGAAGGAGACGGCGTTGTAGGCGACTACACGATGGAGAACAACGAAGAGGCCATCAAGGCTTACGATGAGATGGTCACAATTGATCAGCTGCGTAACGCTAACCGCCTCGCTGGTCGAATGGCTGATCAGAAATCCGTTGTCAATTTCCGGGGTACATCCAAAGATGTGCTCGCATATTACCTGGCTGACCGCATCGATCAGATGTGCTTCTTAACATTGGCCGGTATTGCTTACACCTATACCAACAACGGTACGGTTCGTCCGGTTAACCCAACTGGGCGCAACTTGAATGATCTGGCGTTTGCCAGTGATGTCTCTTCTCCATCGGTAACCCGTTGGCGGCAGTGGGATGCTACCAATGGCCTCTCGACTGGTGATAACACTGCGATCGTTGCAGCTGATACACCGTCCTGGGAGATGCTGGTAGAGACCAAGGCACTCATGAAAGACCAGTATATCCGGGGCATTAAAGGTCCTGGCGGCGCTGAGTACTATCATGTGTTCATGACTCCACAGGGTATCGCCAAGCTGAAACAGGACTCGACGTTCCTGGCGAACTTGCAGAACGCAGGTCCGCGCGGCGCGGCTAATCCGCTGTTCAGCGGCAGCATGCTGACTCAGGATGGCTTGATCATCCACGAGTTCCGACATGTTCCGTCCTCAGCAACTTGGGGTTCAGGCGCAGTTCCTGGTCAAGCAGTTCTGTTCTGCGGTGCACAAGCACTTGGCATGGCAGACATCGGACTCCCGTACTGGGACGAAGAGACGTTTGACTACGGCAATCAGCACGGCGTATCGATCGGTAAGATCTTTGGCTTGTTGAAACCTACGTTCCAAAGCATCTACAGCGGTACGTCCGTTGTGGAAGACTTTGGTGTAATGCGCGTAGACACAGCAATTTAGGCCGACCCCCTCGGTCATTCCCCTGCCTACGGGCAGGGGTTTTTTTAACTTGGAGATGTTTTCATGGAATTACCTGCAAAGACACGGCCAGCATCAGCTGAGTTCACCGCAGCGGTAGCTACGCGTATTGTGGCTGATAGTGGCATTATGTGCGCTAATTTCGAAGCTGGAGAGACCCGGCGTATACCTGAGGTATTGTTTGACGCAGCACTTACACACGGGCTTATGCCAGAGGAACCTTTAGAGCTTTCGCCGGAACCTACGCCGGAGCCGGAGCCTGGCAAAGAAGCGGAGGACGTTGTTGCCACCGGTCTGATCGAAGCTTGTAAGACGCTCATCAGCAAAGGTAACCCAGAGGACTTTACGGTGGTAGGGCAGCCTCGTGCGGCCTCAGTGAAAAAGCTAGTAGACTTCCACTTTACCACCAAAGATGTTGAACGAGCCTTCTCGGAGGCTATGCATGAGGTAGAACAAGATGGCAACGACAGTACGGAGCATTCTGAACCGAGCAGCAGCGCTGCTGAATGACGAAGAGTTTGTTCGTTGGGAAGAGTCAGAGTTACTTGAATGGTTGAATGATGGCCAGCGTGCCGTTGCGAAGGGGCCTTCTACGGACGCCTACGTATTGCGCGACAACATCACAGCTGTCGAAGGTACGGTGCAGGCGTTGCCCGATGATGGCATTCGACTGATCGACGTCGTTAAGAACGTAGCAGATGGTGCTGCGATTCAGCAATCTGACTACGCTACGGTGGACATGCTCAGTAGTACCTGGCGCGCAGCTACGGCGGGCGCAGCTGAGAACTACTTCTACGACAAGAATAACCCGACGGAGTTTGAGGTATTCCCACCGCAGTCAGGCGGGGAATTTATCGAAGTTGTGTATAATGCTCAGCCGGGTGATGCGACGATTAGTGGCAACATAGTCATCTCTGATATGTACGCAGATTCGCTCATTGATTACATCGCGTATCGCGGCTTCAGTAAGGATACTGAGGATTCATCAGTGGAGTTGGGCAGAGCGACAGCGTTCTACCGAGCGTTCTTGGCTGGTATAGGCTATAAAGAAGCGACTGATGCCATGATTGAACCCAGGAGTTCTTGATGACAGCGCTCTCCGTACTCGTACCTGACGTCAGGGTCGAAATTCCTGACATACCTACCTTCGTAGCTGAGCGGCAACTTCTTCGTGCTGCACGCGAATTTTGCGAGGAAACTCGTACTTGGCGGGTAAATGTGGAGATCTCAGTTATAGCTACGATACCAGCTTCGAACATAGCTTCTTTGCTGCCCAGTGACACCGAACTAGTCGATGTAGTCTCCATTAAAAACATTGGCGGCGGCGCTCCTGTGATACCCCGTACCTATGCCTGGTTGGATAAAAACACATCGGATTGGCGTAGTGAGACTGACCTTAATGCTAACTACTACGTACTGGACGGCAATAATGCCATTCGCTTCATACCTATTCCGTCCGTAACGACGGCTTCTTTGTACTACGCTCGGGTAGCGGTGAAGCCCACGCTCGACGCTAGCGCTATTAATGACATCGTCGCTAATAAATATGATGAAGTGTTGGTGCACGGTGCTCTAGCGAAGTTGTTCCTTATGCCACGTAAGCCTTGGACAGATGCTAACCTGGCGCAGTACCACCTGGCGTTGTTCAGGGCTAGTTTTGCTCCTGCTCGCACAGAAGCGGCTGAAGAGTTCCAGACGGGTATACCTCGTAAAGTAAAATACGGCGGACTGTAAATGTCTGTTATCAGGCTTGGTGGTTTCAGGGGCGAGATACCTCGCATACACCCGCGTCTTTTGCCTGTAGGCGCTGCACAAACAGCGCTGAATACGCGTATGGACTCCGGTGCTGTCGAGTCTGTGAAAGACGTTGCTAACATACAATCCACGACGTTGACTGCTCCCATATCACTGCACCGGTACTCGGCATCGGTGTGGTTAGAGGCCGTGACCGATGTTGACTGGGTAACGTATCCGGTTGCCAACGATCTGTATGGCAGACTGATCTTTGCAGATCCTGCTGGCACTGAGCTACGTGTCACCGATGCGTCGTTGGTTGGTACGGGGGGTTACCCCGCCTTTTATTACAACCTTGATGTGCCAGCACCGCTGCAAGGGTTTTCGGCCATATTGAACGGTACAGCGGACGACGAGACTGAGGTCCCGGAAACTCGGTACTACGTGGCTACGTTCGTCAATAGTTGGGGCGCAGAAGGTCCACCGTCACCGCCGAGTAACCAAATAGAGTGGCGTGATGGTCAAACAGTGACGTTATCGTCGTTACCTACTGTACCGGTCGGCAACTACAACATTACGCACAGACGCGTGTATCGACTGAACACCGGCTCCACAGGAGCAACGAACTACCAGTTCGTGACAGAGCTTGCCGTGGCGCAGGTGCAGACAGCGATCACAGCAATTACGCAGGCGAGTCCGATCGTGGTGACATCAGCAGCGCACGGACTAACTGAGGGCCAGGAAGTGCTGTTCTCAGGGCTTGGGTTGCAGACAGCGCAGGTAGTGACCGAAGTCAGCAAAGCTAATTTTTGTCGTATCACGATTGTAGGTCATGGGCTTTCTACTGGGGATACTGTCGAAATGGGCGGGTTTGGCGGCGCTGCTGGTATGGATGAGCTGGAAGGCATCCGCGCTACGATCATTGCTATCAATGAAGATAAGTTTGAGTTGAATAGTATTGATAGTACGACGTTCACAGATTATGTCGAAGGAGGCACAGCGACTAAAACGCTGGGCATGGACGAGCTTGAGGGCAACAGTTATTTCATAAACATCTTTGATGACGACAATGTATCGTTGCTCGGTATTGATGGCACGGGCTATTACGCATATATCAGTGGCGGCTTGATGTCGCAGGTGGCGGGTACGACCTATGTTGATGCTGTGCCATCTGCGAACTTGGCTGAGATCATACCGACTGAGTTGTACGACCCACCGAACGCAGCGACTGTTGGTATCAAAGCCCACCCTGCGGGTTGGCTGGTTGGTTTCTTCGGCAACACTATTGCTATGTCAGAACCTGGCGCGCCGCACGCCTGGCCCATCGATTATCGCTTGGTAACTAATCACGACATTGTTGGCCTGGGCGTGTTTGGCGGCACCATTGCTGTCGTCACCGAAGGTTGGCCGTATCTGTTGGTAGGCTCTGATCCAGCGGCAGTGACGATGGTAGAGCTAGAGATTGAGCAAGCCTGCGTCGCCAAACGTGGCATGGTGGACTTCGGTACAGCAATCGCTTATCCCAGCCCTGATGGGCTCATCGTGGTGTCAGGGCAAGGTGCATCGAACGTAACGTCCGGTCTTTTCACGCGTGATCAGTGGCAGGCGTTGGTGCCTTCGTCCTTCGTTGCGTTGAACTGGGAGCAGCAGTATCTATGCTTCTACAATGATGGTTCGACGACACGAGCATTTATAGTCGATCCGTTCAGTCCTGATAGTGGCGTGGTGTATGTGTCAAAGTACGCCACGGCTGGTTACAAAGATATCGAAGAGGATCTGTTGTATTTGATCATCAACGATGAAATAGAGACCTGGGATCAGGGTACGAAGTTAACGTATACCTGGAAGTCTCGGCCAACGTATACTCCACGTGCTGTGAACATGTCAGCCGGTAAAATTATCGCGGATGCCTACCCGGTGTCATTAGAATTATTCGTGGATGACGTAAGACGTTTCACGAAAACAGTAGCGTCGATTGATGCTTTCAGGTTGCCTGGAGGCTTCAAGGGCGAGAAGTACGAAGTAGTTATCAAAGGGACTCGTCGAGTGTCAGAAGTTACTCTGGCTACTACAATGGGTGAATTATCAGTAATTGTATAAGGAACAATAATGGCTACCATCGCAAAGGCAGGCGTTAAAAGTCACCCACCAACGGTGGCGATTAAACCGGTACTAAAGACGGCAGAACAGCGTAAGTATGAGCGTATGTGGGAACTACCAGCATATCGTTCTATTTCTCCAGGGGAGCAGTCAGCAACAACGTTTCTTACGCAAGCAACTCCGATGAAGAACAGCACTTGCATCGATTTCGGCTGCGGCACAGGGCGCGGTGGACTCATGATTTCGTTGCTGGGGAATATGGTCGTTACGTTGGTAGACTTTGCAGAGAATGCGCTGGACCCAGAAGTTAAGAACGCAACAGTTACTCAGCCGCATCGTATTTCTTGGTTACAGGCAGATTTGTCTAAGGACATACCAGTGACCGCTGCTTACGGTTACTGCACCGATGTAATGGAGCACATACCGCCTGAGGAAGTAGACCAGGTGCTGAACAATATCCTCAAGTCTGCTGCGCACGTATTTTTTCAGATTTCGTGCCAAGAAGATAATTGCGGTGCGATGTTGGACGAAGATCTGCACTTGACGATCGAGACTTATAAGTGGTGGACGAAAAAATTACGTGACCACAATGCGGTTATTCACTGGTCACGCGAAGATACTAATGGCAACGCATGTCAGTTCTATTGCAGCGCTTGGGGTAATCAAAAGACCATTGAGTACGACGGCGAGGTCAATACAGAGCTGGAGAAGGTCAAAGAGAATATCCGCGAGAACGCTAAGACTGATTGGCAGCTTGTACATCCACATCCACTGCAGCACACAGAAGTGATGATGCTCTGCGGTGGGCCATCGTTGAACGACTACGTTGATGAGATTAAACAGTTACGTGACGACGGTATGTATTTGATTACGACCAACGGTACGTACAACTGGGCTCTTGAGCATGGCTTGAAGCCGTCCATGCAGTTGATCATCGACGCCAGGGAATTTAATAAGCGATTTACGCAGCCCATCATCGACGATTGTAAGTACATGTTGGCGTCGCAGTGTCACCCCAGTATTTTCGAAGGCATGCCGCTGGATCGTACTTATGCGTGGCATGTAGGCAGTAATACCGGAGATGTGTCGGATTTACTGGATGAGCTTTATGAACTTTGGTTCCCGTGCCCTGGAGGTTCTACGGTAACGCTGCGGGGCCTTTGCTTGCTCCGCATGCTGGGCTTCCATAAGATCCACATGTATGGGTTTGATAGCTGCCATCGTGATGGCGCGCACCATGCGTATGAACAACTGGAGAATGACTACGAAGGATCTCGTACCATCCCAGTGTCAGTGGGCGGAAAAGTTTTTTGGTGTGACCCCTGGATGTTCTGTCAAGCGAAAGAATGGATGGAGATGGTAGGGTTGTTTGGCGATGAAATTGACTTGAATGTCAAAGGTGATGGGCTCATAGCTCATATTATCAAAACAGGTGCTGATCTAAGTGCCTTAGAGGAAAACGAGGAATAAACTATGGCTGCTACAGCATGGATCTTTTACAACGAAGCCAAGAAGAAAATTGGCGACAACACCATTCCGTTGGATGCTGGCATCTTCAAGATGCAGTTGCATACGTCTGCATCGAATGCATCGACTGCGACATTGTCAGTCGCTGGTTCGGTCAACAACGAAATTGCGGTAGCTGGCGGCTATGCTGCTGGTGGACGTACGTTGGCAGGTGTTGCTTGGACAATCGCTGGTGATCCGTCGTCAGTTAAGTGGGACGCAACGGACCTGGTGTTTACGGCTTCTGGCGCAAACCTCAGCATTGTGAAGTTTGCTGTTATCCACAACTCGGTTGGCGCTGTTACTTCGGGCCACTTGCTTTGCTGGTCACGACTTAGTGCGAATGAGTTCTCCGTTACTAGTGGTAACACGCTGACTGTTCAGTTCGCTACTGCTGGCATCTTTACACTCACGTAAAAATCGTTGGCAGTATTCAACCGCAAGCGTTCAGTATGAACGAGGTTTGGTATGAATGACGATATCTTTGTTAGTTGGAATTCAGTAGCTTTAGACATAGGCGGACAGCCTGCAAATGTCTTAGGGTATAAAATCTGGGATATGCGAGAGCTTACTGCGCCTGTGCAAGTGGCAGACGTAGTTGGGGTTTCACATACCTTGTTGGGCTTTGTAGATGACACTACTGCCTTATACCCTTTGGCTGTCAGTGCTTATAACGCAATAGGAGATGGTCCGATGTCAGCGACGATTGTGGCTGCCGCTCCATCTGCTTCAGTCCCCGAGCAAGTTACTGGAGTTTCAGCAACTATAATCCCAAAATAGCGGGGGGCATTGATGTACCTGCAGGTAGGTTCTTACTGGGGGTGCCACGCATTAATGCCCCGGCTGGTGGAGTATCTCTAATGTCAGATGCTGCCATAGTAGTTATTGTCCCCCGAGCAGAGCCATCTCCTACGACACCAAGCAGGATCTTTTTAGACGCCGTAGCGTATTCGGGGGATAAAAATACTAGTATCCAGTTTACAATTAACCGAGCGGATGATTTTGGTTCAGTTGTATCAGTTGATTGGGAGATAACTGACGCTACGGTAACACCGAGTTCGGGTACTGTTACGTTTTTAGTTGGTAACGGCGAGCAAACAATAGAAGTACTAGCTGGTGACCCCGCTGCAACAGAAGTAGGGACGCTCTCTCTATTAAATCCGCAGAATATAAGTGGCGGATTAACTCCATTAGTATCGTCGCCCTCAACAGCAACGTTTACTGTCGTCAGTGTTGCTACAGAAATAAACTTGAACCTATCTGCGTCATCTTATTCAGGTGTTGAAAACACTATTATCAGGCGCTACGGTTACACCGACAACGGGTACAGCGGTGTTCGCCACTAATGATACCCAGCAAATAATTTCATTGGCGGCGGGCTTAGTCGCTTCGAATGAGGTAGGTGCGCTCACTTTATCGAATCCCCAGAACTTGAGCGGGGGAGCGGTACCAACGTTGCTTGCGCCGAGTACAGCAACAGTTAGCGTAATAGATCTGAGTGGCAACGCTTGGTCGTATCCGGGCATCCCCTACCCAACAGAAAACGTTCCAAGTGCCATGATGCCAACGATACCAACTGGTGCCGACTTAGCTGCGTTTCCGTACGATCCTTGTACATTACAACCGCCAGTAGCTCCTAGTGGTTGGCCTTCATCTGAAGTAGCGAATTACTATTACGTCGATAGATTCCATGGGTCTGCTACAGATTCGTCGAATTTATATGGTTATCCAGACAGACCACGTTCGAGCATACCCAGCGGGGCTTCTGGTTCGTCTGCGGTATACGTAGAAATACACGGTAATAACAGTACGTTTTCGCCGACTTCTCCAGATTATGATATTGGTACTACTGGCATGTCCATGGTTGGTACCCCAGCGCAGCCTGTGTTTTGGCAGGGTGTAGATGCACCTTGGCTAGGTGATGTGTTTGAAACAACTGGGCAGCACATTATAATCGACTCCATCCATATGCAAAGCACGGGCAGTCCGTTAATTCCGCATATTAGTGTCGATGCCGGGACTAAGTATTTTACGTTCCGTAACGGGACGCTTAGGGGTACTGGCGGGGCTATTACTGGCGGTACCGGGCAGATAGTTACAATCGGGGGTTCGTCCGGTAATCCGACAGAATTCATTGTTATTTACAATAGTGATGTCTTCGGTGGCGGAGATTGGGAGAACGAACACGACAAAGACATTCATGGTCTGCGTCCGTTGTACTATAACCGGTATAACTGGTTCATCAATAATAGGATCTACCACCTTCAAGGGGATTGTTGTCAAACAGGTAACAGTTCTAATAGTTCGACTGATCCAGCGCAGCGCTCGCATTATATTTACATGGCTGGTAATGAACTCTATGAGACGTTTGAGAACGCCCTAGATAATAAGAACTCTTACCACGTGATCTTTTCCAGTAATGAGGTCTACGGCTTTGGTGTTCACGGGCCGGGCACAGCAGTTATCGCATCAAACAATGATGAAGGGGCGCTTACTGGGTACCACTGGATAATTAATAATGAAATATATGGTTCTACTGGTGGTGCAATAAGATACTCCGGTGACCAAACCGGAGAAAAAACTTACGCCGTTGGTAATTGGATACACGATGTTGACGGGGGGCTTCGTTTCTCTGACCACAGTGGCGTTCGCAATAATGACGAATGGGCGGTCCATAATACGATTACAAATTGTACTGGTGGGGCTATGGAGTCCAATCGTGGCGACGGACAGAATCTTTATATCTCTGCCAACATAACGTATGACCCTGGTGGGGCGCACATAGAAACTCAAGATTTCGTAGTGTCTACGCTAAGTTACCATATGTCGTATAACAGCAATTCGTCCGCAACAGGCGTAAGTGAGTCGAATTTTGATACGGCAATTGGTAACCAGATAGATGTTGACCCTGTATTTACAGCCCCCGGTTCTGATAATTTTTCATTGCAAACTGGTAGCCCCGCTATTGGTGCGATACCGATCCGTGATCCGTTGTTTGATGTCTTCGAGTCTATGTACGGCGTTAGCATCGCGACAGATATTGCGGGCGTTGCTATACCAACAACGAATGTAACCATCGGGGCTTACCAACGCTTAGCAGCTACCAACTTCGTTGGTTTTGGCACTATAACTAACGGCGCTGATGATTATCCCGGCGGTGCTACTGTTGTGCATGTCACTAATCTCAATGATTCAGGTGCAGGTAGTTTCCGAGAAGCAATTGACGGAGATGGGCGGTACATCGTGTTCGATGTTGGTGGCACGATTAACGTCCTTAGTACGTTGCGGATATCTAAGAGCTTCATAACTGTTGATGGGCTGTCTGCGCCATCTCCAGGTATAACGTTTGATACGCCAGGGCAGCGTACGTGCCTCGAAGCACAAAACAGCATCGCTGTTCACGATATCATTATGCACAACATTCGAACGGTTGGTGATGGCGTAAAAATAGAAACCAAGGATATCTGGGAGATAGACGGTAGTTCCAACGCCGCGATTTACAACGTCATCTTCGATCACATGACTATGACCGCCGCTGGGGATGGTTCATGCGATATTTATGGCGAAGCCCATCATATTACGCTGTCAAATTGTTTATTGGATGGCAACTTGGTTTCGCAGCACTTCTCTGAATCTTCTACTGCGCGTGATGCCATCACCATGTATAGGAACGTTTGGCACAACAACAACGAGAGGCAACCGAAGATTCGTTATAACACCACGAGAGTTGACCTTGTAAATAATGTGTGTCACGGGTGGGGCTACCGAGAAGGCGGCGCTTCCGGGCTACGTATCGAAGTTGGTGGGTCTTCTTACAGCCCGAGCGCTAATGTCGAGAATAACATCTACCACCATGTTTCAGGGCTTAGCGGCTCAGAAGATAATGCCCTTGATATCGTCGGCGCGTTAGACGGCGATTGGTATTTTAATGGGAATGATTGGCCCGCAGGGGAGTCGCAAGGCGACAGCGCTAGTAACTCTGCGCAGATAGCAATCCCAGCTGAGTACCAAGTTATTAGGTTAGCTACTTCAGCGCTTGCTACCGAAGTTGTGCCGAACGTCGGTACGCATTATCCTACAGCAGCAGAAACTGCACTATTAGCAACAATTGCAGGAGCTATTTAGAATGCCCACACGATCAGCAACTAAACCTTCATCGTACACATTTGATGGCGGTAGCGACCTTGGCGCGATTATGGAGGCCGGGTGGATATTCATATCCGACGACGTAACATAACGGACGTTACCGGCAACAGTAATACGATTGTGAAGGCAGGCACTGCTGCTATTTCCTCAATCGGCGGGGACTATGGTGATTGTTTTCAAGCTGGTGACAGTGGCGCATCGTTTAACCCACCAGCCGGTTGGGATTCATTCACAGATTACTCGATTGTTGTTGGCGTCAGGATTGACGACAACATCAATAACTCAGGCGACAGTGAGGCATTTGCAACGCTGGAAGACACGGGCGGCGCGCAAGACTCGATGCGCTTGGTATGGGCAACCAGTGAAAATGTGCTGGGCATTTACGAGGATACCGACTCTGGTGCAACT